GGTCTTGTTTGCTGAAATCGATCGCGTAGGCGGACCAATTTGCGTCAAGCTTGTGGTGTTTGTAGAAGAGGGGGAAATCGGATTGGGAGAGGCCGATTTTGGAGGGGGTGGACCACTTCGAATGTTTCATGCTGGAGACGAATGCTTGGAAGACCATTCGTTCAGCAATTTCCGACTCGATGGATGTACCGAGGATGATACGTGGTATGAACTCTGCCTTGGAGGACTTGAGAGCTTCGGTTTTCCAGAACAGCTTGTAGGTGGCAGGCTGATCGGAAATACGGAGAACGTTGGAAGCTCTTTGTCTAAGGAGACGGGAATACCATCTTTTGGACGATTCGCGATCGCGTCTCACGATTGCCTTGGGGGACACCAGGGTATATCGGAGTGCGAATTCGAAACCGTTGTGACATGCACGTCGTAAAGCGGAAGCTTTGGATCGATACATGGACAAAAAGACGGTGAAGGAAACGTCAGTGTGTGGTTCGAGGAGAAGGGGTTCTTGACCGCGTCGAGAGACAACGAAGGGGATGGAACAGAACGCCTTGTAACGCATGAAAGCCTTATAGATGGGCTCATCGACTGCGTAGTCTTCCAGAATTCGTTCACGCATGAACGAAGGAAGAGAGTGGATCGTGGGGGCGGAAACTTTCACTTCAGGCATGGGGAATCTAAAAGTGAAAGGTGTGGCACGAGGGTTGAGGGGACGGGGAAAGATGGAGGGGACTGGTCCGGGATTAGTCTCAATGTCTCCGGATCGGAGGAGGAGCTGTAACCGCACGAGGGACGCAACCTGGTCATCGGTCCAATTGTATTGTTGACGCAATTGGCGGAGTTGACCACGATTGGTGTGGCGGTAGAACGGCTCATTGCCTGTGTAGGCGTCGAGGATCCAGGGGGTGGCGGGGTCTAGGAGGTAGACCGAGCCAACGGGAGAACGTGATGTGAAGAGACGGTTCCATCCATTCGAAAATACACGGGTCGCAATAATTGGGACGGGCTGGTAGATGAATGGGTCAGACGGTGTCTGACGGAACTGGAAGGGGACCACGGGGAGGGGGGAGTAGCCATCTATAGTGTTAAGTAATGGTACAACGTAATTTAAAGGGTCACGGCTAGCGATACAATAGTGTGGCATCCGGACATATTTGTCTCTAAGGAAGCCACGGTCGTCGTAATCATGCCACTTGAAATGGGACATGTTGACGGTTTTACATTTCGTACAAAATACATATTTGGTCGGATCAACGACCGGTTTTGGCACCGCTGAGCCAGAAATGGTCCGATATGAGGTGTCGGCAGGCTTGTGGATTCCTTTACGGGAAGGAATCCGGACGTCACGGGTTTTCCCTATTACGTTAGCAGTCCGGAGGGGACGAGCAGGTTCGTGGGATGGACGTTTGCCGCCGGCGACGATGTCGGAAACGGTGGAGACGGGGGGGAGGTCCTTGATGACTTCGTTCGTGGTGTAGAACTTGTCACGGGCTGTCCAAGGGTTGGGATGCGTGCGGGAGCGATCATAACGATGATCGGGCTTGTACTGCAGGGCGAGTGCGTTGCGTGAGTCAAAAGACTTAGCATAGTACAATGAATTGTCCTTGATGGACTTTTCAACGGCATCACGGTTGGCCTTGTTCATGCGAAGGTTCGTGGGATTGTCGAGGAGGAGGGTGCCTGAGTAGACGAAATGGGAAGGGACTGTCTGGGGACTCCAGGTGAGAAGGGTGCGTCGTTCATTTTCGGGAACGACTTCTCTCTGGATCTTGTTGACGATGTCCCAATTTCCGTTTTTCAGGGCCACACGGGTGGCGGCCTCGACTTCTGATCGGCGTCCTGATTTGTCTAGGAGCTTGTCATGATCAACGAAATCGCGGGGGAACTGGGCGGCAAGGGTGGTTTTGCCTTCTCCGCTAGGAATGCAGAGGGCTTGGGGGAAACCACCTTGGTTGGACACGTGCACGAAGGTCTCGTAGTCGACGTAGTTGCGAGCCGAAGGATCGGGCTTGCCGTCGGGACGATAGTAATCGCGGACGAGGGAGTGGGAGGTCATGTTATTGTACACGGGGGGGGGGGACACGGAATGTTTGGACACTAAATGGTCCATATAAGCGCGAATCGTGTCGTAATTCGCTTGGTTGCCTCCTGTTAAAAAGAGGTAACCGAGAGACCTATCAAAGGACTCTTGTGGTGTGGATACTTTTACATGTGGTGTTAACCACTTATTAAAGACACGGTCACTTTCAAAGTGACCGATGACGGAGTGGGGACCGTGAAGGGCGTCGTTCTTATGGGTAGACTGGTTCACGGTGGGATCGGGCATAAAGCCGCGGCGGAGGAAAGCTGACTCGTGGGGGTGGTCGATGGGACGTTGATTCCACAAATCTTTTGTCATCGCTAAGCCGAGGTCTTGGGTGACGACGGCCTCGATCTTTTTCTCATCCTTGGCGTACCGGGCGTTTTGAGGGCCTGGTTTGATACTACGGAAGTAGTCATCGCCATACTGACTATCGATCTTGGGAAGGTTGGTATGACCTGTCTTGATATCGATATAGTTGTGGATGATGCGGTGGTTGAGGGTGTTGCCCTCTGCACCGAGGTAAAGACCGGTGGGGTGACCGGAGTTGAGAAGGAACACTTCTCCGGTGGGAGCGACGACGTAAAATTCGCGGGTCTTGTCGACGATTCGAGCAATGTCGTTTTGTTCACGACTGGAGAGACCTTGGTGTGCAGCGATGCCAACCAGAACATCCTTTCGGGCGTTCATGATTGCGGTTGGCATCATGCGGTCTTGTTTGCTGAAATCGATCGCGTAGGCGGACCAATTTGCGTCAAGCTTGTGGTGTTTGTAGAAGAGGGGGAAATCGGATTGGGAGAGGCCGATTTTGGAGGGAGTGGACCACTTCGAATGTTTAAGGCTGGAAACGAATGCTTGGAAGACCATTCGTTCAGCAATTTCCGACTCGATGGATGTACCGAGGATGATACGTGGTATGAACTCTGCCTTAGAGGACTTGAGAGCTTCGGTTTTCCAGAACAGCTTGTAGGTGGCAGGCTGATCGGACGAACGGAACTTGTTCGCGAAGGCTCTGAATCCAGGGTTGGAAGCGAGTTCGTACTTGTCGCGGAAACCGGGGCCGGAGAATCCGACGTCATGGCGTCTGTTCTTCAAGAACTGACGGGAAGTTATGACGCCGGTGTAGGATGTCGGGGAGATGTTGACATCCTTAAACTCGGCAATGGTTTTGCGAACCGCCTGGTCGAGGATCTTTCGATCTATGTTGGAACCAGGGTTGTACCAATCCTTGAGAAGGGCGGTCATCTTGTCAATCGTGTTGTAGGTGGACTGGGGTCCAGTGAAAACAAAGTTTTCACCACGTTGGACAAGAGGCTCGGGGCGAGCGGTTCGCCATTTCTCGAGGTAGGGGTCGGGACGGAGGTTGGGCGTGTAGACCTGCTTGTCATAGTAGGTCTTGAACTTTGAACCGAGTTTGTAGAAAACAGGGACTCTGGGGGGTTCGTGTTGCATGAGGTCGCCAAACTTCGGGTGGTTGCGGAGGGGAGGGGAGGGTTGGAAGCTCATCATTCCACGCTTGGGTGGCTGAGCGGAGGGACGGAATTGGGAGGCCATGTAGGCCGTGTGTGCGTCATTTCTGAAACCATTGTGGGGCATCAGACCGCTAGAGATGGGGGGGGGTCGGGGTTTATGGGCGTGCTGAGCACGGTTCTCACGGTGGCGCCAGTTCCTGACTGAACGAGAATTGGAAGGACCGGGAGGGCGAGGGGCGTGGTGGTTGAGGGCTTGGGAGTGGGAGTGGGGGTCAAGGTCACGTCTTGCTTTGGTATATAGGCGAGCGACCTTGGCGATCTGACGGTAGTCTTGAGGCGTAACATAAAGATAGCCTTTGGTGAAGACGGGTTTACCAGCAGATGGTTGGGAGGAGGAAGTGCCGTGGCGAGCGGCGGAGCAGCGGATCATGGGATCGGCAGCCAAGAAGGGCAACGAAGAGCAACGGCTCATAGGTTGGTTTCTAGGGTCGGGCGTTTGGGAAGGGCGGCTTCATCTGTGGACACGTACGCTAACGTGTCCGACGGAATGCCTTTTGGGGTTTGGGGCCAAGGAGACATATGGGGTCGTTCACGCTGAGCGGAGTGGTCCATAGGTAGAAGAGGCGGCTGAGCTAGGAAATATAGTTCCATATCAGTTAAACGCGGAGACGATTTTGGGATCAAACTCTAGAGCTCGGCTTAAACCGTTAGTTCGTAAGAAGGGTGGATCGTCTCAGGGGATTGCTTGGAGCTAGAGCAGTTGAACTGTTAGACAAGACTGGGGGTAGGAACGCTGGGAACCTCTCTTCGGAAGGAGTCGCGAAGGGCGAGGGGTAAGCGTTGGGGCGGGATGGATACCGCGGGCTCATTTAATTGTGGGGTCGAGAGCTAGACCGATTGGGCTCATTAGGAAAATAGAGCAATAAATAGTCGGAGAGGTCGTGTGTGAGATTTTGCACACCTCTATAAATAAGGAGGGATTTTCGAAAGACATGGTTTTACCAAGATGCTACACATGTTTGGGGTGCATCTAAACCAGTTTGGAAGCAAACTGGAGCCAAGACTCTGTGAATGATGAAAAGAATGTCATTGTTGATAGGGAGTGGATCAACACTTCACAGGAACAGTTTAGGTTTCAGGGGGGAGTTGTCTGAAAGAGCTAGTGACTGCGGGATTGGATTCCTGAACGGGAGAAGGAGAGCAAGGGCGCGATGGTCAACAAAGGCTGCAAGCTTCGCT